AAGCACCTGAAATTGTATTATAGTTACTCATAGCCCATTGTTGTTGTCTGTATTCGACACTTGAAGGCCAAACATGCACTGGAATACTAAGACCAGCGACAGCAGTAGCTGAACGTAAAATAAAAGAAGGTGTTCCTGGTACGTTAGTTACTCCATTGTAAATTTGAGTTATACCACCTGAAGTATATTCTTCACCCGCGTAGATCTCAAAATGTGCACTCATAGTGCCATTATCTGCATAGATGTGGTTTAAACCTTGCCAATCAATTGTAGTTTCACCTTGTAAGATTGGATTGTTTGGCTCATTTACTAACAAGTAACCTTGAGTAAGTGTTGATAGATCGATCATTCCTGCTCCCGCCGGGTTTGCACGCTGTTTGATTCTAATAATCTTAACACCATCTTTATATATGTCAAAAACATACTTAAAGTCGATCTCATTAATCTTATTACTAGTTACAGACCAAATGATTGGATTGTAAGCACCTTGCAAATAAGAAGGAGCATAGTTGATAGTAGTAATCATTTTATTTTATTATTTTTGTTTAGCTTTAATTTGAGCCATAAGTTTGTCATGCTCCATCTTTTCTTTTCGGGCTTTGTCTTTACTAAAGGCGAGGAAGTTGAATGCATCGATTGCGCCAAGTTTTGTAATCTCGTCAATTTTGAGGACATCTCCGCCGGCAAGGAAGATGAAGGTTGCATACCAATTTCTAGCAGCTCTAATGTGATTTGCTTCGACAGTTCCACCATTTCGATCTCTTCCTTCGTCATCTCCTCCGTCGTCGTCAAAGAGTCCACTATAGTTTCGATAGAGAAGTTTCTGATGAGCAAAAAAAAACTCATAGCACCGAACACATAAGCTACTGGCATATTTAAGAATTCTTTGGCTCTTTCGTCTACTGTGTTTGCATCATATTCCTTTACAATAATCCAATCTTCTGTGATATCGACAGCAGGTCTATATAGAATTGCCATCATCTTGTGTAGTAACTGTTCTTTACGTGGATCATTTTTAAGCACGTCCATGTCAGCCAATTCACCGATACTTAGTTTCTTTATGTCTGTAAAGCCATAAGCTTTCCCATTCACTGCAATGTGTTTATGGAAAGGTAGATTATCATGCAAGTTTAAAGGTCCTGCAAGTAACTCATTCCATAAAGCAGCGAATTGTGTTTGCTCTAATTTCTTTAACTCGTCAATTGGGCATTTTGACAACGCAGCAACAATTTCCAACTGTGTAGTTGTAGTTTGTACTGCTAAGTTTGTGTAGATGTCGTAGTATTGTTGGATCGTAATGTCACCAATCTTATACTCTGCACCATTTATTTTGAACTCAATCATATTTTTGTAATGTCGTTTATGTATTTTTCAATAAATTCTTCAAATCCTACGTTTAGATTTTCTTCAATTAGATCCATGTATCGCTGTTGTACTGCGCTAAGACTAATCCAATATTGTGGTCTAATACCAAATCTACCTTTTACGTATCGAGTAGCTGCGGGCATCTCAAATATAGATTTGTTATAAGAAGATTCATCACGTTCTTGACCAGTACCATATATTGTGTAAATACCATAATTTAAAAAATCAAATGTAATCGAAGTTGTTTGCTTGTTTACATTTACTCTTAATTATTTTTTTAAATCAGATCTTCGACTAGAAAAAGGACTACGAGGATACTGTGGAACTTGACGTTTTAAATCACGTTCCATTTTCTCTTTTACTAATTCAAGAGTTTCAATAATTTTAGAATTAGCGTACTTATTCATTATGCAAAGATGATTGGATTGTTACATTGATCAAATGGTGACTTAGCTTCAATTGAAATTTGTGCAGTCCAACCAACAACAGAATTGTTAAAGCCTTCAAAGAAAGGAGTAGCTACAATTGGCAATTGCATATTATAATCCACGTTCTTCCATGTTGTCATTGTGTAAGCAGCTAAGATGTCTCGTAAGATTTCCATTGTTGATGAGTGTGTTCTTTCTTCGATATCAAGTTTGTCTTTTGCAAGATCGATAACTACTAAGTCAAAATCAAATTGTGTAGATCTACCGTCAAGCGTTGCTGGCTGAGGTATAATTTGAACGTATGGATATTTAGCCGATACGGGTTGATCATTGGTTGGTATCTCAATCATCGATGCTGGACCTACTCTAAAGGTCTCAATTGCTGGATGTTGAGAGCAAATCGTTCTCATTTGTTGAACGACATCGCGGTACGTTTGTGCAATAACTGCCATTGTGTATGTATTTTATTTTAAATATGTGAAATTGACATTTTGAATTACTAATCTGGTAGATATTTGTTAACACCCTTTCTAGTAAAAGCATAAGTGCCTATGTTTTCTTTGCTTAAAGCGTATCTAATAGCATCCATTGCGTGGTTATTTTGATCTTCAGGTTTGTCTGAGTTTCTTTTCCAGCAATAAAGTGCATACTCATCTAAGATATTAGTAGAGTTTTGATCTACAAAGACATCAAACTGTTTGATTTTATCAATACCATTACGAATACTATCAGCGCCTTTGTAGGCACCTTGTATTTTCCAACCTTTGCGTTTGAGTTCTTCAATAGATTTAGGTTCTGCAGAGTCTGCAATTATGTTGGCGTTCTTAGGTATACCTAATTTGAGCATACGATCATGTATGTCCTCGTTAGTCAGGTTAGTCTCGTATATAAATTCCTTAAGATACAGTTTGCCATTGTGTTTGCGTACGCGTACGAGCGCTGCAGGATCTGAGGCAAAACCAAAGTCTAAGCCCCAAGTTTCATCGATACCTTCAGGTGCTTCGCCTAATTGCCAATCAGTAAAGATACGACCAACAATACCTTCAGACCATTGACCTAATACGTGGTGATTGTAGTATTCGACATCAATGTCTTTCATAGATTCCCACTCGATGATCTTTTTAGGATCTAAGTGTTCGACATTAATATGATAAGTGGTGTGTATAAATTCATGATCATGTTGCCATTTAGGGTTAGGTTTGCCATCAACATACCACCTCGAGTGTATCCAATGTCTCTTAGTTGTTGGGTTAAAGAGGATAAGGATCTTACGATCAATTCCTTTGGTTCTAAATGAGTCATTAAGTTTAATAAACTCTTCTTCGGAAGGTAATTCTGTAGCTTCATCGATTAATAAGTGTGTTACTTTAGCAAGACCTTTACCTTTTGCTGTTTGAGTACCGTCTGCTAGTTTCATGGCATGGGTTAAGATCATGTTGCCATTTAGTTTGTTGGTAATCTCATCACCATCAATCTTAATGTATTGTTTGATGTTCCAATCTTCAGCCATATCAAGTATGTCTCTGTAGATTGAAGATTTAATGGACTTTTGAGTATAACGGGCAATAACACCTCTAAAGTAGTCATCGCCCATTAATTTAATTAGGAAATAAGCTGCCGCTTGAGTACTTTTACCTGATGCGCGCCCGCCTGAGATGAGAAAATAGGTCTTCTCACTATGAAAAAGTGGTCCATAAGGTTTAAGTATCTTAAATTCCTTCAATTGTTCTTAGTTCTTTTTTAAGTCTAGAAATGACTGTGTTTAAACAAGCACCACATGATGTGACTGCTCGCTTCTCACCAGTGACAGCATTGTAAACTGAGTACATTTCAACTCTTTCTGCTGGTGTGTATGCCTTTGGTTTCTCCATGATTGGCTTAAGTAGCATCAATCTGAGTGTAATTTCGTCTCTTGTCATTAGTAGTTAATTATCTTTTCTATGATTAGTGTGATTGCGCCTGATGCAAACATAGCAGGTATAGACAACCAACCATATCCCATAGATAGCGCGACCAATAACACGGTCCACTGACTTGCACAAAAGCTACAATTAAGTGGTTTTCGGTTTACGTTTACGCTTAACAGTATCGATAGAATCTGTAAGATCTTCAGATACATTTGGTTGTTCAGTAGGCTCGTCCATACGAGACTCGATAGCAACGACAGCATTAATAGTTTCTCCATCTTCAATTCTTGATTTTAAGGTTTCTTCTTCTACAATAGTAGCTTCAACATCTACGATGTTTTTTTCTTCTTCTAAGTGTGCATACAAGTGTTCAACACCATTAAGGATCTCAACCTTTACATCAGTACCGATGTTTAGTTTAGCTTGCCAAAATGCAATGTTTCTTTTAAATTTGTCTGCTGCTGAAACGTAAACTTTATCTAAGCCTTCAAAGCGCCATTCGATTCTGTTTTCGTCTACTTTTGTGTTGTTAATAATTTTGAATCCCATGATTATGTGTTTATTTTTATAGTTTATATATTCTTTTTTAAATAACGTCGAACTCTATTAATTGTCAATGAGATAGAGGTTCTAGGTATACCAGTTTCTCTGCTTAAACTAGAGTAGCTGTGATTACCTGCGGCAAAGAGTTTAAACAATTCTTTGTCATACCAATTAAGCTGATCTAATAACTTGTTGACCTTTTTTATATCAAGGTGTTCTTCTTCTGTTTCAGGTTTGTCGTGGAATTGAAGCTCTTCGTGTTGTTTGACAAATTGTTTGTAAAATGGACCAGTCTGAGATCTGTGCTGAGTCATCATAATTCGGACACAATAAAACCTTGCGCCACCTGAATCGACTATATCTTGGATGTTTGCTTTAAGACTCATTTCTTCAATAGCATAATGTAGTAAGTCATAACTAAGATCAGAGTTGCCTGTGATCTTGTGTGCAGCTTCTACGAGTGCTTTGTAGTCATGTTCTAAGAATTGGTTAAACGTCAAGAGAGTTACGATATTTTTAAATAAAAAAAGGGCTAAGATATTTATCTCGCCCTTTTTACAATGAATTGATCCGCTTACTCTTCTTCTCTTGCGGGAATTATAATCCTTAGTGGTGACTCTATTGTCATTTCAGTCTCTGTTTTCTTAGCGATAACAAAAGGACTAAGTTTGATTAAGAAATCTAATGCACCTTTAGGATCTGTTTCAGCAGTACGTGATAACCAATCTTGAATGTTAGTCAGATTGTTATTGAGTAATTCTGTGTAAGCTACTTTAATTGCTTCAGTGGTTCTATTTGGAGTTCCAGTTGGTCTGCCATTTGGATTAGCAGATTCACCTTTAGTCCATTTAGGATTGCCTCTTTTCGGTGTTTCCATTTTTGCTTAGGTATATTTGTAATAGTTTTACATTGTGGGTTGTTTTGGGATACTCCCTTGACAACTTAACAGTTTTCTTTATAGTTTTATTATCCATAGGTTTTGAGTCTATTAGAAGCGCTCTAATTAGTTAGTAGCCCAATCACCACAGCCCCAGCAAGTTGAGCCATCGTTGTTTTGGCCAGAGCCATATCCAGATGGTCGCGTTCCAGTTCCATAAGGATAGTTGCGATACTTACGCCAATTAAAAAACTGAGAGTTAGTTTGCAAACCACCAAAGTATGGAGTCTTTTTGTCTGGAGCTTGTCCGTCGATAGATCTTGCAGATGCATACGCTGGATACTGAGACAAATTATTAGCCAAATAAGTTTGCATTTGGTCCACATAAGACTCAGCAACTTCTCTTACTTGGGTTTGTAAGAACTTAAGCTCATCTAAACCAATTGAACCTGCGTTCTCTTGTGTAGGACTTAAGATCGATTTGTTAAAGATCTTGTACTTTAAGAATGGAAGTGCGTGATACATTCCGTAATTACATAAGATTGAACCAATGTAGTTATCGAGTAACCATCTGTTAGGTGATGAGATTGTGCCTGCTGTAATTTGGTCTTTTAACTGATTGTAAAAAGTTTGACCTAAATAGTTAAGCATGTAAATATCTTGTGCCTGTAAAATGTACGGGCTTAAATCTTCAGGGCTCACTGACTCATGAATTGAAGTATATGATTTGATTTTCTCTTCTGAGATGAAGAGCACATTATATGCTGACATAGTTGTTAATATTTTTAGTTTACTCTACTGCGATTGTATTTTCAGTTGCTTCAAAAATCTTATTAGGTTCTATGTACAACTCAACATCTTTTCTACCCATTTCATACATGATCTTGTCAAATACTTTAAGCATTTGCTTTTGAATTGGTTTAATAACTGTTGATGTAAAGTGGGCATACGCTGTCTCTATCTCGTCTTTGTTACTTCCAAGTCCTGTGCCGCCTTCGTGGTAAAGTCCTAGTAATAAAGGTGATGTAATTCTGTGTGCTGATAAGATTCTTGATGTGATTCTAGATTCTAAGGCCACATAGTATTGGTCGTTAGCTGATTGAATTGGCGTTATGGTTGGCTCGTGATCTTTATCTTGAGAAAAAGCGATGAACGCCTTTCCAGCATTCTCTGAACCTCTAAAGGCCATTGTAATTTCATCGTAGATTTCTTCTCTACTTTCGGGATCTGGGATGCCATTATTAAGTCCAATGAAGAGCGAAGGATTCATGCCATTTGCTAGGTTTGAAATATGGAACTTTGAAACTTCGATGTCAATCTGAATATCGTTTTGTCCACCTACGTATGATGGCAATGGATAGAACAAATTCCCAGGTTCGTAATCCATAAAATAAAATATTTGAGATGGATGTGTTTCAGATTTCTTAGGATCATAAGCTGCGTACTCAATTGGTCTTTGCTTTTTCCATAAAGCCCAATCTGATGAGTAGTAGTAGTATTCTGGTCCATCGCATTCAACAACGTGTACACCAGATCTTACTTTGGTAAAGTCAGCATGGTAAAACTCAGCGACTTCGGTACCTTCGTTATTCCAAATAACATTCAATGCAAATCCACCAAACGTAATGTAATCTAAGGCAACCTTTTCAAACACATCATTCCAAGATTCTTTGGCATTGGCTCTCTTTAGCAAGTAGTTCATCTCAGGATTAATAGTCTTAAGGCCTTGACCTAATACACCATCTACTTTAGATTGGATTGCTGTGCGGTTCATTGCTGACTTCATAAATAGACTAGCAACAAATTGAGGGTATAAGTTATCGCTCCCGTATTCGATCCATTTACGACCAGCTCTTTCAATAAAAAGAGGTAATTGTACTTCAATACGGTCCACATTAAATGAAAAGTGGTTAGCGTTTGTTGATTTTGGTTTGTTTTCCATATACTAATGGGTATTATCTTTTACTTAAATATAAAAATGTTGAGATTTGACAATTAATCTTCAATGGTTATGTCATAGCGCTCAGCTGCATCAAGAATTGCTTGGACCATTTCATAGCATTCGCGTTCTTTGTAGCCTCTGTAAAATATATGAAGCACCTCTTCGAACTCATAGTCATCTTCATCTTTGTGTAGAGCTGAGTTCATTTCGTCAACCCACTCTTGTGTATGAAGCATGATGGCATCTTGCGCAATTCGTTTGGCATGTTGACTCATTGTAAAGTAGTCATTCATTGCGATCTCGACGCCTCTCATAGTTTAGTTGAGTTCTCTTTTCTGATCGTAGTCTAATATACCTAAACAACAACCGTACACTTTGCCATTACGACCAGCGACTAGATATTTATCGAAGGTCTTTGTGTTTTCGTCTTCAAATTTGTGACCAGCGGTTCGACCTAACAAATACCAGTAGGCTTTGATTGCTGCTTCGTCTGTGATCTCTATTTCACACCATGGGTTTTTATACATCCAATTAGGTGTTATGTACCAAGTTTGATCATCGACTTCTACGCCTTTAATTAAACCATTAAAGGGTTCGAGTAATTTATCAAGTCCTATGTTAGATAATCGGCGGTCATTTACATTCTTATTTTGGTTTAATAGCATTCTCAGATCCATTGAGTAGAACCGATAAGAACTGCCTTTGCCAAAATATTTGTTGATTCTACTGAGCAATTCTACAAATACCAATTGATGGTCATTTAAGTCTAGTAATGTGAATATGGTTGGTACTTCGAATTTAGTCTTCATTTTAGTTTATCTTTAAGTATCTATCAGATTTTGATTTCGTCATGTTTTTTACAATATTGGTCTAGTTTGATACTTAGACCATGCTATGTTACTGACATGATTATTCTTAACATCTTTGTCAATGTGAATTACGATTTGATGGTTGTTGGGATTTTCCAAGAAATTCTCAGCCACTAATCTGTGTATGTACTCACCAGTTGGAAGACATGGATACCTTTTGCCATTCTTGCCACCTTTTTCATAATAAGGCATATATTTAATTGTGACTTGACCAGGATTCTTGATCTTACTAAAGATATGATTAGACTCTTCGTGAGTGACTACAGTTGTCTCCACTTTAACATTGCCATGATCTGATATAAACCATCGACTAGTTTGATAAAGTGCATTAGGACTGTCGGGAATCCAAACGTTTGTTTTTCTGTAGTAAGGATTCGTCTTGAATAGTTTCCAAGTTTCTGTGTGTGTTGTGTTCATTTTCTGTTTGTTTATTTAAATTTGCAAATATGTCTGCCTCTTTGGTCAGACCTTTTACTGCGTGGTGTTTTTTGTATTTCTTTTTCATATTGTTATCAAGTGACGAGACAAAGCTAGTGCAAAACCCTTGGGTGGTTTATTGGTGATCCATCTTTTTTATTCTACTTTCTGGGGTTCTTGCACTGCTTTGTCCTTTTCTTATTATTTCTTATTAAAAAAGAAGAAGAAGAAGAAGAAAAGAGCTCTGGTGCTTCAAAATTAACATTTTTTGTGTGGACAAAGCTCGGACAAAGCTGCGCTTTACTTTGTCCTGGGATGCTTTGCTTTGTCCATTTAGTCATTGCTTTGTCCATTTTATCCTAATATTTCCATCATTTGCTTCTCTAAATCTTCCATTTCTCCGACTAATTTTAGATTTTTATCGATCTTCCAGTACGACATTTTACGAGTTTGACGTGGGCTTTGTCCAATTTTCATAGTCAAACTATCAGTAATTACCTTTCTTGGTTGAGGTTCACCTAACCTAAAATCTTTAATTAAACAGTCTTTGATCTCGTAAGTACTCATAGTTTCTTCGTGAGATTTTAAGGCATATTGTAGACTCTTAGTATCAAAGTAACAAAATTCCTCATCCTCATTATCGTCAAACCATTCGATAAATATGTCCTTAATTTTTCTGTATCTTGGACTACTACTAGCATCTTTAGCAGTTTCTTTTTCAATAGTCCAATACTCTGCAGGATTAAACCATAAACGTTCTTTGCTATAATACCTTGATGGTTTAAATTCATTATCCAAATACCATAAGAAATGACCTACTTCGTCTTCTAATTTACGTAAGAAATCAACATGTTTTTCAGGCTTTGCAATCTTTCGTACCCAAAAACGAGTCGCTTCGCCATCCATTTTAAGTGGTGTAATGTCATTAGTAAATAGCATTACTTTGCCATAATAATTGACTTCATTTGCATTTTCGTATAGGATCTTACATGGAATTGTACCACCAGTACTTGTTACCATGTCTTTGATCTTATCAACAATAGCTTGAGGATTAGAATTCCTACTAACACCGCGCGAACTGGACTCTTCTACGATAATATCTTGGCAATCCTTAACATAACTATTCTCATCCCTTTCGAGCGCACTAGAATTAATCTTTTTACTGTTAGCAAAACACATTTGTTGGTGGTTACCAATGGTAGATTTTCCAGCGTCTTCATCACCTAATAAACATAGTGCGGGTAGCGGTTGAGTTGGTCTGTGTCTTTTAACCCAATAATATTCCAATCCCAATTCAAATTGATCACCAAAAATATGTTTAAGAAGTATCTTAGTCATTGGCCATTCACCTTTTTCAATTTGACAACTAGGTAACTTAAACTGATTGTACTTATTGTTTTCAATTGGACCATCGTTAAAATAATCGGGTTTGTATCCAAAACCTGCAAACTTTCTAGGAATCATACTTACTGTAATTTCTTTACTTGGAAACCTTGCTTTAAAACCACCGATGTTGTACTTTTCCATTTTGCCATCAGGATAAATCAAATAAATGTCAGATCCAATCCATGCATAATGATTAATGTTATTTTCATAAGGTACACTAATACGTTCACGTTTTACTTCTACATCATCTAAAAAACTTAGATCTATTTCAGGCGTGGTGTCTGTAATTACTTTTGGTTCGTTGATAGTTCTTGGAGTAATCTTAGCATACTTACTAGCATTATCTACTGCTGCATCTCTGCGTCCAGGTTCATCATAACTACTAAACTCTATAGATAACTTATGTTTGATATAATCTGCGCTCAGACCATTCTCTAAACATCTACATGCTAGTTGATAAAACCATGGTTGACGAGAATCTATTCCATACTCTGACATTCTTGATAAAGCATCTTTGTATCTGGTTTCTTCTGTACCATCACCTTCACCTGAATAAGTAACTGTAACGGGTTGATACTTTTTAATTAAAGTCCAATCTTCACCATTTGCTTCTAACCATGCATCTAATTCTGAGTTTTTGATTCTGCCATTAACAACTACTAGAGTTTGTTTTTTCTCTGTCTTAGTGTTGATTTCATTAGGAGCACGTGTTAAACGATTAATGTTTTTACACTGTGTATCTAATTTTAAATCAAACTTAAGTAATATACGTTTGATACATTCATACTTGGCTTCGAATTCATCTTTGCTAATTGGATCTTCTAAAGCAATTGGAGTATGTAAAGATTTACCACCACTATAAATAATTGCACTATATGGTAGTTTTGATAATTTTAATCTTTCACCTTGTTCTTGCACTGTGCATTCATCAAACTCAATCGCAAAGTTTCTAATGCTAGTTACATTCTCTTGAGTTATTCTTGGTTTGTTTCTACTGTGTTTTTCAGAATCAGTAGGATTATTATCCAATGTTGGATGAATAGGATTAATACAATAAAATTGAAAGTCAAAATTATAATCTTCAATAGTACCATTCCATTTGACTACTCTATTTTTACGATACTTAAAATCATTCGTAGACTTATCAAAAGGTGCATTTTGAAAACCTATACCCTCTCCGATATCGAAAAGAGTACTATAAAATTTATTGACTTTTTCTTTCATTTTAATTAAAATAATTTTTTGGTTTCTGTTACGGTCCAAAGACCTTGTCTTTCACCTTTTTCTACTTCTTTTAATTCAACAAGCCTGTTAATAACTTTGTAAATTGTAGGAGTTGCTACTTCTAATTCTTTTTGTAATCTACCAGTTGTGATACCACCATAAGGCGAAAACTTATTGATAAATGCCAATGCTACTTTTTCTTGTGATGTAAGATCTGGCAATTTCATAATAGACCATGTTGAATATTTAAATTCTGATGGTTCTAAAAACTGTTTACCAAGATACTCTAATGTTTCTGTGTCAATAGATTCTTTGGTCTTTACATTCATTTGTGTACCTGCATAATCAGGTAAGTCGGTGTGGAATACCACTTGTTCTGTGTTTTTCATAATTATTTATTTGGTTTTTAAATAGAGGGACCGAAGTCCCTCTTGTTTAGGTTTTACTTTGCAAATGCTTTGTGAAGTACTTCTGCTAGATTGTCAATTGCGTCTGCGATTGCTTTGTTAGAGATAGCTACTTCTTCAGTTGCTAATGCTAATGATGATAGAGAATCTGCAACTGACCATCCAGTTACGTCTGCTCTTTGATTTGCCATAGCATTTTCTGCTTGCTCTGTTGACATTGCATCGATACTTTTTGCTAGTTCGATGATTGCTTCTGTTGTGATTTGTGTGTTCATATATTTGTTTTTAATTTATAGTAGTTATACACACACTTAAAACTTTGTTTCAAACTTTATATAACTTTATTTATCTTATATATTAAGGTACTTTAAAGATCTCGCCGTAAAACCAAAAAAACTTTGGTTATAACCAAAGTTTCTCTGTAGGGATGTCATCGATTGCTTGTTCTAATTGAAGAGCAATACCTTCGATTTTTGACTGACTGACTAGGATTAGTAGTTCTTGTAACTGTTTAGGTGTTACGTTTAGTGTAATTTCTATTGTTTCCATATTCTTTGTATTTAGAAGTTATACAAAAAATGTATACAATGTTTCAACTTTTTTTATAAAGATGTTATATAATCAAAGTACACCGTCGCGCAGGAGTTATATTTTATACGGGCTTTTTACCACTTGTTTCACATAAAAAAAGCCCAGATGACTCAAACATCTGGGCTTTAAACTACTTTCTTCGATTACAAACCTTAAATTTTTATAACGATAAAACAACAACAAGCGCTCCTTGTACGCCATTTAAATTGTTAATACTAATTGTTTGGTTCATGGTACTTATATCGTTCCCCGTTCCATTGTTTCACTTTACATATTGCGAAGCTTTCACTTTACACATAAAAAAACCCTAAATCGAGAAATGGCTTAAACGAGATAGGGTTTTAAAAAACAAAAATAGATTTATTAAATGAACAAATAATAAACTTATATGCTATTTATACTACTTTTGTAGAGTTTGTTTCAATTAATTTTGTTTTTTAGCGTATCCACCAACTAAAGTAGTAGAACTTCCAGCGTTATCGACGTATCCAATAAAATGTATGTAAACTGGTACTGTCCAATCTAGTGGTTTAGCTAAATTATCTGGATAAACAAAGCCTCCTTGAAGATTATCAAATTCAAGGAAATTATCAACTGCACCGCTTGCAGTACCAAATCCAGTTCCATTTGCTGTATTAATAACTAAATTTTTCTCTAAAACAAAACCAGCTAATGATGTTGAATTTGTACCACCTAATGTATACCAAACTCCAGAATATATTGCAGGAGAATTACTTATTGCAGCTGAAGTGTATACAGTTCCTGCTCCTCCATAATTCGATGAGTACAGTGCCCATATTTTTACAATATCACCAGAAATAAAACTATTTGCTGGAATAGTGATTGATGTAATAATAGTATTTGTACCACTAGGTCCATTTAAAGTAGTTCTTGTTGCAGAATATCCACTTACTACAGATCCTGTTGCTCCTTGCGCACCTGTTGGTCCATTTGCACCAGTAGCACCTTGTGCACCCGTTGGTCCACCTGCAGGTCCCGCTACACCTTGAGCACCATCAGCACCTTTAGATCCATTTGGTTGATAGAAACTATAACCATAACTAAATGCTGTATTTGTTGAATTTGATAAAGTAGCTCAAATTGTAATATATTGGTCAACTGTCCAATCAATATTTAATGCCAATAATGGTGCTTGAAGAGTAGTAGAACTAGATTGCCAATCAATGCCTGAACCACTAGATGCAAGTATATTTGTAGCAGTTGCTGAATTAACAAAAAATTGTCTACTGAAAGAAATTAAAGTAGAAGTTGTACCCATGATAGGTAAAGTACCTGAAACACCGCATATATTAGTACCACCTAAGCCTACTGAAGTTCCTATATAAGCTTTAAATGTAGTACTACCTGAAACTGTTTTAGTTGATCCAAGTCTCATATTTAAATTATAGATATTACCTGGAGTTACTGAATTTGCTGGAATTAAAATGGAGTCTACTACTGTTTCTACTGTAGTAAATCCTGTTACTGGTGTACTAGGTACTAAATTAGTAATTGATAAACCAGCAGGCATACCAGTAGTTCCTTGTGCACCTGTAGCACCTTGAGCTCCCGTAATACCTTGAGCACCTTGTGCTCCAGTTTCACCTTTGTTTCCAACAACACCAACTGAAGTTACAACAAAAGAGTAGTAACCATTTTCTGTAGAAAAAACTACTGAACGAGGTGTAGTATCTAAGTTGTTTAAATATAATTTAACAATCATTCTATCAGTTGGATCAATACTAGTTGTAGGTAATACAACATCAATATTAACTTCATTTGGTAATCCTGATTCCCAATCAATTGTATGTAAACCTGAAGTAATAACTGGTCCGTATGGTACACCAGCACTATTAGCTAATTGTAAAGTCACATAAGTGTCAACATCAGCAACTGCTGCTGGTAAAGTATAAAATACATTGAATCTTTGAACTCCAGCAGGAATAACAGGGAAACCAATCTCTTGCGACATAAATTGCTGTACTAATGCACCTGTTTGACTACTTGTTAAATTTGTAGTAACTGTTTGTGTAGTAGCTGTTGTAGGTAATGTACTTAGATTTCTATAACCTAAAACGTCAGACGCTTCAGATTGATTAAAGTAGAATACTGCGCCTGCTGAAATTCCAGCAGTACCTTGAGCTCCTGTTGAGCCTTGAGCACCTTCTGCTCCTTGTGCTCCAGATCCTGTTGCACCTTGAGCGCCTGTTAAACCAAGATCTCCTTGTGCACCTGTTGAACCGATTGTTCCTTGAGCTCCTTCAATTCCTTGCGCTCCTTCAGTACCTTGTGCACCTTGAGCGCCTGTTAAACCAAGATCTCCTTGTGCACCTGTTGCTCCTATTGTTCCTTGTGCTCCTTCAATTCCTTGTGCACCTTGAGCTCCTGTTGCACCAATTGTTCCTTGTGCTCCTGTTGCTCCTTGAGCACCCGTTGGTCCTGGAGGTACTGTTAATCCTGTTACTGTTGCTAATGTAAAATCTACATTGCCACCCATAGTCATTTGTATATTGTCTAATACAAATCCATTACCGCTATCATCAGTTACTGAAATGTATTCACCTTGTACAATCATGGCATCTTGACCTAAGCCTAATGCTGATGTATTTCCAGCTCCATCTGTAACATCAGTTACTTGAGCACCTGATTGTAAAGGTAAGCTATCAGCAGTCTTTAGAAGACCTTCATACGTGGTCGCAACTGTTTGTCCTTTTAATCCTGACATATTATTTTATTTATATTTTTTAATGTTTCAATTACAATTCTGTGATCGTAACTGTAAAACCTTCTACTTCTAACATTTGTTTTACAACTTCATTAGCTGCAAAAAGTAGATCGGTTCCCATAACAGTTCTATCATAAGGAACTTGATAAGGAATGTTAACATTTATTGGTTGCAATGGTGCAGCTTTAGCCACGTAAGCAGCTTCTGAAGCCCACAATTCTGTTCCAATATAAAGTTGTGAACCGTCTATTGATAAACCTGCGTTAGTTCTAGCGTATGCCGAAGTAATTTGTATTTCGCTGTTTAAGATGATATTCTCACCTGTAATTAATAATGCCATATTGTATGTGTTTTATTTATATTTTTAATTTTATATTATGCTGTTCTAATCTTTAATACACCTGCAGTATGATAAACACCACCTAAAGGTATACCACCAGCCGCAGCCGCAGTATCATCAGCATAGTTTAAAGTAGCATAGTCTAACATTTGTAATTTCTTAATAGTTACAGTGTCAGCTGTTGATGCAACTACTCCAGCTCCTAATGCAACAGCATTATTTGCATTTGCTTGCGTATTATAACCAATTGCTATTACACCTGTATTACTTGCTCTTTCTATTTGAGAAGCAGCACCACCTAATACAATACTATTAGTCGCTGCAGCTGCTGTAGTACATCCAAAATTACCAGGTACTATCATTAATCCTCCAACTGCTCTTTGTTCATTTACATTTACCGCACATGAAGTGAACGACATTGAATTACTTGCACCGGCTACGATTGTTGCATAGTTACCAATTGCTAAACTATTATTAGCAGCAACTGTAGCAGTTCTACCCATTGCAATTGATCTAGAACCAGCACTATTACATGTTGCACCTGTATTTCCTATAACAATTGATTCTGATCCAGCACATGAAATACTATGACCAACTACAACTGATGAACCAGTAGCTGTATTTGAACTAAAAGTACCAATTGTTAATCCAGCTGTTGAATTAACAGTACATGCTCTACCTATTGCCAATGAATAACCACCTTGTGAATTTGTATCTCTACCAAAAGCAATAGCTCCTGCATTTCCTTGAGAATTAGCATTTAAACCAATTGCCATAGATTCATCTAAACCACCTGTTAAAGCGTTTGTACCAATTGCAATACCTTGACCACTACCATTATCTGCACCATTACCAATAGTTACTTGACCACCTTTTTTAGAGATTGCATTTCTACCAATTACAATATTCCATTCTCCGCCTGTCATACCAGCGTTAGAACCAATAATAATGTTTCTACCATTAGTTGCATTAGCCGTATTATCATACGCACCGTTACCAATTACAATATCTTGAATACTTGTAGCTGTTGTAGCCACACTAACTAAAGAGTTATCATTTTTCATTGAGTT